TTACAGCTAGTTCTTGATCAGCAGCATCTAATCCTTGCTCTGTTTCTCTTTCAAATTGTTGTCTTGAAGACTCACCAAACGCACCATCAATAACATTTATTTTTTGTTTTCCAAATTCATCCGTAACGACTGTGTACTTCTGACCTTCTTTCATTTCTTTGCCCATCACAGTACCATCTTGTTGCTGTATCTGTATGCCACTTGTAGTGTCTTTAAGGTCTTTTGTTCCTATATTAAAGTCATTACTAAACATTTCCACATACTTACGTATTGCAGTTGGATCACCTTTAGCACTTGCCATTAAAGCTGTGTATGAATCTACTAAGGCATCTTGTTCAGCAGTTCCTTTACCTCTATAACTTTCCATCCAAGATATAGTTCCTGTTGTATCACCTTTGCCTTCTTTAAATGCTAGTGTCATAGCAGTATCTAATGGCATTGCACCTGATTTGACTAAAGATGCTAGATTAGGCTTACCCATTTTAATTAATGCATCAACTGAAGCATTTTTTTGAGTGTTGAGTGTAGCGTTATCAATTGTACTTTGAAAAGATTTCGCTAAATTAGCATCAGGTCGTAATCTCATAGAGTTAAAACCCATACCCATACGAGCCATTTTTTCAGGACTAATGTTGTTAATCATATCCATAAACCCACCACCTTGTTGCTGTGGTGCTTGAGCAGTTTGTTCAGGATGTGTAGCTCCGGGCATTACAGAACCATCAGGCATAGTATGTGTAGCTCCTTCAGGCATTTGAGGTTTATCTCCACCCATCATGCCACCTAAAAGACCACTAATACCACCTTTTTTGCCAATCTCATTACCTAAGAGACCACCTATAAGCATTTGCCCTAGTCCGATTGCCATTTTACGCTCCCATCATTTGTGCGCCAAGTGTCAGATAATCAAACAATCCTTTCTTGGAAGTTAATGTTTTGTCATTTATTCCCGCTGGCACAACACCTAATGCTCCGCCCATATATCCTAGACCAGTAGCACCATAACCTGTGTATTGGTTAAATTTATTTTGACCAGCATCCATAATAGATTGTTGAAGTGCTTGTTGCATTGCGCCTTGATTCATCATGTCATTATTAACTGTTCTGCCCATGTTAAATCCTAAATTTGAAACTTGCCCTAATTGGTTTGCTGCTCCTAACCTTTGATTTGCACCATCCAGTCCAGCTCCTTGATTAGAAATCTGAGCTTGTAAATTATTGTTAATATCATATTGTGCTTGGTTTTGAGCATTTTGGAAACCCGATTGTCTTAACCCAGCAGTAGCTTGAGCCATTTGTTCTGTCATGTTGCGATCACCTTCAGCCATCGCTATACCATGACGTGAACCACCAAACGCATTTGCCATTGAAGCATCTGAACCTAGTTGGTTTCTGTTTATTGTATTACTACGAAGCATATCATCTTGCGTAGCCTTAACAACAGCATCGTCATAAGGATTTGTATACGGACTCATGTTGGTAGTAGCTAATTGGTTTGCAGTAACTTGTTGTGGAGTATATGCCATCCCAGCAGCAGAACCTAATCCAGCAAGGTTAATACCTTTAGCTGCACTTTCCATTATATTTGGTGGTTGATTTAAACCAGTAGGTGGTTGTATTCCAGTAGGTGGTTGTATACCCGCTAGATGTAAAGGCATAGCGCCACCGCCACTAGCTTTTAACTTCGCTAAATAAGCTGCGTGACCGGGATGACCGGGAAAACTTGTGTTCATTGTATTACCAGCTGACATACCGGGTGGTTGCGGTGCTATTGTAGTCATACCAGCTGTCATACCGGGTGGTTGCGGTGCTATTGTAGTCGTTGGCACTGCAGCCATACTTGCTTGATTTTGTGGTTTTACCACTTGACCACCGTTTGCTTGTCCAGCCATTAGTTTATCTCCGTTTTAATTTGTGTCATTATCTTCCACCTACTCGTCTACTATAATTAGAGTAGCTCTTAGAAGGCGTTGATTTCTTAGCTGCCGATCTTTTTGCAACATTTCCTCTTCCGCCTCTGCTACCTGTTGATCTAGTAGGTTTTGGTTGTGGAGTTCTTACAGGTTTACTCTTCACAACTACTGGTTTATTTCTATTATAGTTTACTTTTACCTTTGGTTTTACAACTGGTGTGATTGGCTCATAGGCTTGTGCTTTTTTACCGGGTTGGAATGTACCAGCCTCTTTTTGTTTTGCTATTCTTAATGCATCTGCATTTGGTTGGCTCTCTAAACTTTGTGCAGCATCAAACATTGACTTTGCAGAACTTGTATCAATGCTAGGATCAAATCTTGCTTGTGCATATCCTTTTGCTTGTTCATATGCAGATGGTATAACATTACTAAATGATTTGTTTTTATCTTTAGCTGCTTGTATTCCTTGATATAACAAATCGCCTCCAAACATTGCAGCTGTTTGCGCGCCACCTATTGCATTATCTAAAACATTACCAACAACTGGAATATCAGCTAATCCAGTTCTTCCGAAACCTGAAAAATTATTTACATTCATGCCTTTTGCTTCACCATAAGATGGGCTTACTTGATAGTTAGGATTAGTGTCATACAATACTTTCATGTCTATTTCGTTTTGTCTAAAGTTATCAGTCATCCTTTGCAACAACCCACGATTATTGTCCATACCTTGAAAAGCATTCTCTGCATTGTCTACGTTGTATTCAGCCATAATTTGGTCAATAGTCTTATCATTAGGATCACCATACTTACTCTGAATATTTTCAGTCATTCTCATAACATTGTTTAAACCATCTCCCATTCCTGATGCCACATCTCTACCTAATGAAGACAAAGGAGATATTTTGTACTCACCTGAATCATCGAATGCTTGATTAATTGATTCATTAGTTGTCAAATTGTACGTATTAGGTGTCAACATATCGATAAATTTGCTTTTACCTGTATTAAATTCTGCATCAGTCAAAGGCGTTGTAAAATTTCTATTGCCTCGACCTCTAATATTTGATCCGTTAGACATCATGTCAGGTGGTATGTCTGATATTTTGTACTCACCTGAATCATCATCAACAGTATAATCAAAACCGTTTCGCATATTAATGTCGGAATAAGGTGTCAACATTTGTATAAACTTATTTTTTCCTTTATTAAATTCTGCATCAGTTAATGTATTTGTATTAGTGTTATTAGTAGGGTTATTGATGTTGCCTCGACTACCTCTAATACTTGAACCATTAGCCATAAGATTAGGTATTTCCTGTATTCCTAAATATCCATTAAGAACATTATTTGGTTTAATTGCTTCATCTCTTATTGCATTGTACATATATGCACCTTCAGAATTTCCTAAACTTCTGTCTTGGTTTAAAAAACTAGAGTCCATTCCACTAGTTTGATTTGCTGTTGCTGCAACGTCTGCATAATTTGATGCTACATTATTTCCATAAGTTCGATCCATACCTAAATTCATAGCATCAACTGAAGCCCTTTGTTCGGCAGTAAAATCTTTACCAAACTGCATATTCCTAATATCTGCTGTGTTCTGTGGTAAGGAGGAGTCTTCACTCCCTACTACTTTCCCAAGTCTCTCCTATATTGAGCTACAATATCATCCATAGATTGGTATGCAACTGGCGTAGCGCCTTTTTGATCTAACAAAGGATTACTGTATGTCATACCAGCTTGTATATCTGCTGTATCATCCATTGTTGTTCCGGGTATAGATGCTTGATAATTTGGCGTGTAGTTGTAATTTTGGTTAGAAGGATGACCGGGAGATTTACGTGGATCACTAAAGCTCATCTGACTATTATCTAAATAGTTTTGTGTTGCTTTAGCTTCAACTTGTCTTTGTGCTTCTCTAGCACGTTCATCTCTCATTCTTTCTATATTGACCATATTAGGATCAACAGCATTGCTTCCACCACCGCCACCACCCATAACACCATTATCTGTCACAGTCGTGCCACCTGTAGTAGCTCCAGCATTTTTACCAAACATAGCATCGTACATCTCGTAAGCATCAGGATCACGTTCTTTGCCTTTAGCAATAGCCTCGTCATACAATCCCATAGAATCATATCCTCTCATACCATTAGCATAAGTAAATGGTTCAGGCATACCAGCCATAGCATCTGTTGGCGCATTAAAGCCAAATGCTCTAGCTGTGGAATTATTGTTATTAAAGGCTGCTACTTGATTATCGTTAAAGGCTGCTACTTCCGGCCCCATGTAAGGTCTAAAAGGAGTTGCTGCAAAGTTTTCAGCTCTTCTTATATTGTTTTGTATAGGACTTTTTAACCAATCAGGTAAGTCTGTTTCTGTAGTTTCACTACCACTTTTGCTACTCATCTTAAAACTCCTTTAATAATGTTGTAAACTGCTCAGACCAACCTTTAGACTTTAATACTTTTTTCCATCCTTTCCTACCTGTTACAGTCATACCTACGCAACCTTCTGCTTTACCCCATGCCATTGCATCATCATGCATGTCCGTAATTTCTTTAATACCTTGCCCTTTATCGCCTCCAGCTAAGAAGACATGAAGCACTTTCTTATTAGGATACACTACAAGTTCAGTTACCGCACAACCGTTAGCATTTAACCAAAGTTGCATTTTTCCACTTAACACCCCATCAACTACATCTTTAAAGTTGTGAGTGTCTCCACCTTTATTAAGTGCTGACTGTATCCAATCTTTGCATCTTATTAATTCTTCTGCTAGTGTCATGGATCGTATTTTAACTTAACCCAAGCTCCATTCTTAGATACTACAACTGCATCTTGTGCCGCATCCCACATCAAAATGCCATCTTCAGTAGCACTTGCAGCTGAATCTCTGAACTCTAACTTTGATCTTGTATTTGTTAAGTATTTACTTAATTTTTCACCCCAAATATTCCACTTGTCACCTAATGGAGCTGGAGGTATTTGACCACTCATCGACCTCCTCCGGGTGTTGCTTCTATTCGCATAATTCCTGACCGCCAGTTAGTAAGTTTATCACCTTCTACTCTGTATCTTAACTGTCGACCTGAAAATCTAACTGCTGTAGGATTAGACATAGTAAATGAACCGTGGACTGTCTCTGTGTCGTTAGGATGGAATCTTGTTTTAAAGGTTACCTTGACATCACCCTGAGTTAATTCATCAGGTATGAGCTTAGTTACTCTCATAATTTGATCACCATTACCAAGACTAATTGATCCTGTCTCTGCATACGGTTTGTGTGAATCATGGTCTAATCCGTACTCATGGTTGTACAAATCTCCACCAGCATCTGCCCAAATTGGAAAATCAAAGATTCCACTATCAACACCAGCAGTTCTATCTAACTCTCCAACTGCCCAATGGTTTTCTTTATAGTCATATGTTACATAACGGTCATTCTCCGTTGAGTTCTCTGATGTATAGAACCACCATATCTCGCTATGTTGAGAATTATGAACTGCAAATGCTTTACTAATTTGACTGTTACTTATGTTATTAAATACTAGATCATGCACATCACATTGAAGCTCAGTTGCTACACTACCATCAAATACAAAGAATCCGTTTGCACCTAACCAAAATGCACCTTGGTCAATTGCTACTGCTGCTTTTCTTGAAGCTACTCCACAAGCTGTACCAACTCTTTCAAAACCATAAACAAATGGCGCACCTGAGTATGTTGCTACGTGAGCATCTGTGTCAGTTAAGATAAGAGTTCTACCTCTCATACGCAAACCACACATAATTTGTCCGTTAGTTACTAATTCAAAATCACCAGCTTCATTTGTAGCTGCTGGAGACCATACTGTATTTGCTTCACGATCACACCATTGAACCTTACGTGGATTACCACCAGCACCTAATGCAAAGATAAATCTTTCTTCGGTTACTACCATTGATAGATTACTGACTGGTGCATTCGCTAATACTACTGCATTGTTGTTAACGTTTAATGTCCATTGCCATAACTTGCCATCCTTAGATGAACACGCTATTAAATTCTGTCCAAAGTTATCTAATGCCCACGTTGTAGCTTCTTGATACGTGCCTGAAGATGGTCGAGTAATACCGTAGAAACCAGTATTCCAAAAGCCACCACCAAAAGCTACGTTCAAAGTAGCATTTACATCTCCTGAAGTAAACCCTGAAGATGGAGTTATATCTGTTACCGTACTAGAAGCGTTTAAATACAATAATTTATTATGCGTTCCTATTGCTAAAGCTGAACCATTGCTATTGTCTACCCATGAGTGCATACCTCTAGGTACAGAAGCTGCAGCATTTGCTTTTCTTGTATCCCATCCACCAACAGGACGTAATGATCCATCATGCCACCTGACTAAATTAGAGTCAAGCCATCTGTTAGATGATTCAAAATCAGTTCCATTTTTGTAAACACCCGGTGGTATTTCTAATGGTATTAACATATCAAGCCGCTATTATTGTCCATATTTCTGATCCTTCTAATATTGGTGTCCATTTCAAACGTGCTTCTAATACAATTCCGCTACTTGTTGATACGTCTACAACATTTGCTGTATGCACAAAACCACTAATTACATTTGGCACAGTAGAAGTTGCAGTTAAATTAGCACTTGCTAACATAATTAATTCAGAGTCACTTACAACAGTTGAAATTCCATAAATAGCAAAAGAATCTGTCATTAATCCAAGTAGCACACGTTGACCAACTGCAGTTGTTGTATTTGCTGCTGTTGCACTTGCAGAACCTAGTTTTATTTTTTCTGCTGCACAACTTGCAGAACTAGCTACTGATAACTGTGCTTGTACGACTGCTTCTAAGTTTGCTACAGAAGTTACAACAGTTACACCAGCAGATACAGCGCCTGATGTGCGTACACGTACCGCAGAAACACTAGCTACACTAGAATTAGCTGTTACAGCCGATGCGCCTTCTTCTAAATCAGCAGTAGAATATGCACCTCTATTAAATTTGTACTGACCATACTTCATTTAAAGTTAGCCTAGTTCAATGTAATATCTAAGTCACCCGATGGAACTCTAAATACGTCTCCTGAAGCTACAGCTTTACTTGCAGTTAGCGTTGCGTAGACCATTAAATTGCCTGATGTAGCTGCATCAAAGACACCCACATGAGTTACTGTACCCCACGAGCCTGTCGCTGTTGGAAATTCTACTGCTGCGTTGTTACTTGTTGTTGCACCTGAAGTAGCAAACGCTATAGATTTTCTTGTGTAACCATTACCTGATATTTCTGTACCACCACCAGCTTCGCCCGGAGCTGCTGTAAATAATCCTAAGTATTTGGTACTTGGAGCTGTGTAAGCTGCACCAGCAAATACGTGATCTAAAATTTCTGTTTCTAAAAAGTTAGTAAAACTCATACTAATCCCCTGATTTTAAGTTTCAAGCCTGAACCACTATAACGTGCTGATTCAGATGCTTCGTTTAATTGCATTACAGCTGCAGAATACATCTGCGCCCATATTGCTACTCTTTCGTCTTCTGCTAGATACGGTGCTGAATGTAATAACGCTCCATAGAGGTATACATCAGGTGCTTCTAATAAAAGCCAGTTATCTGCGTTACTAC